ACCTAGGGGAACATTTAGAGATTTCTTCCCTGGTGATAGTGGTGAAATGCCAGTATCTAAACCACCAGTTAATGATCCTGTAAAGATGCCAGGTACAAAATTTGAAAGACGTGGTCGGAGTGGTACATTTAGAGACTTTTATCCTGGAGATAGTGGTCAGTTGTACACCCATATGCCACCTCCAGGAACATTGTCTGGTGCAAGGGGTCCTGCTGGAGGACAAGCCCAAGGTACTATGATGGGTGGTAATGTTGGTGCTGGATTTGGACAAAGACAGTTTGGTGGTCAAGGTTCTGGAGGTATGGGTCCTGCTGGTGGAGCTGGAATGAATAAGAATATACTAGTTAAACTAGCTACTATGCAAAGATTAGGACTACTAGGATGACACACGGAGGAAAAAGAAAAGGAGCTGGTAGACCTGTGGGAATAAAGGCAGGAACAAAAGCAGAACGCTTAGCTGCTAGTCTAGGTCAAGGACAGACTACTCCATTGAAATATATGTTGAATATGTTGAACAATCCTCAAGTATCTATTGAAAAGAAAATGTGGGCAGCAAAGGAAGCAGCACCATTTGTACATTCTAAGAGAGCATCTTTGAATACTACAATTACTGGTGATGATGATAAACCTGTAGCTGTAACAATAGGATGGCGTAAAAAAAAGTAAATGAACATAGAGATTCCCTATGAACCTCGGCCTTTACAAGAAAAGATTCATAACGAATTAAGACGCTACAATGTCTTAGTTTGTCATAGACGATTCGGTAAAACCGTACTTGCAGTTAATCATTTAATTATGACTTGCTGTGAAAAACCTAATTCTAGATTGGCGTATATCGCACCAACTTATCGCCAGGGTAAGGCAGTCGCTTACGACTATTTAAAACTATATACGGACCCTCTAATGAAACTTGGTGGCAAACGTCATGAAACAGAATTAAAGGTTGATCTATGGAATGGCTCCAGGATACAAATCTTTGGAGCAGATAACCCTGATTCTTTAAGAGGATTGGGGTTTGACGGAGTAGTACTCGATGAGTTTGCTCTAATGTCACCCAGGACTTGGACAGAAATTGTAAGACCTGCTATATCAGATAAGCTTGGATATGTTATCTTTATTGGTACACCAATGGGGCATAATCATTTCTGGGAAGTATATGATCTAGCTAAAAGACGTGGTGGTGATTGGTACGCTGAACTCTATAGAGCATCTGAATCAGGAGTTATATCTGATGAGGAATTAGAAGATGCTAGGGCTACAATGCCCGAAGATCAATACGAACAAGAATTTGAGGTAAGCTTTCAAGCTGCTGTATCTGGGGCTTACTATGGAAAACAAATCCAGAAGGCAGAAAAAGAAAATAGAATTACTGATGTTGATTATGATCCAAATATAGATGTTGAAACGTGGTGGGATTTAGGGATTGGGGATTCAACTGCAATATGGTTCGCACAAAGAACAGGAAAAGAAATACATCTTATAGATTATTTTGAATCGTCTGGTGAATCATTAGCGTTCTATATTAATATGTTAAAAGAAAAAGCTTATAACTATGGAAGGCACGTAGCACCGCATGATATAACAACAAGAGAACTGGGTACAGGTAAATCTAGATTGGAAGTAGCAAGAGAACTAGGTACAGATTTTGAGGTATGCCCTCGACTAGAGATTGATCATGGAATTGAAGCAGTAAGAAACAGTTTAGATAATTGTTACTTTGATAAGAATAGATGTAAATATGGTATTGATTGTTTGCGACAATACCGTAAACAGTTTGATGATAGAATGCAAACATTTAAAAACAAACCACTACACGACTGGGCATCACACGGAAGTGATGCATTTCGCTATGGATGTAGCGTTGATGGTCCAACAAGAACTGATTGGACCAGACCTATGAGTGTAGATATTAGATATGTAGTTTAAGGAATTATATGGCAAAAGGTAAATCATTATCAGAACATGAAGTAAGTGCGATACTAGCTAGTGAATTAAAAAATTCGTATGGTTACTTTGATACTAGTCTTGTTAAAGATAGGAAAAAAGCAAATGAATATTATTTTGGTGAAGCATTTGGTAATGAAGTAGAAGGTCGTTCACAAGTTGTTTCAACTGATGTTGCTGATACTATTGAATCTATTTTACCTGCACTACTTAGAATATTTACTGCCTCTGATAATATTGTTAAAGTTGATCCTGTTACACAAGAAGATATACAAATTGCTAAACAAGCTAGTGATTATTTAAATCATATATTTAATAAAGACAATGAGGGATTCACAACTTTGTATTCAATGTTTAAAGATGCATTGTTACATAAAAATGGAATTGTAAAAGTATATTGGGATACATCAGAAAATACTAAACAAGAAACTTATGAAAAGTTATCTGAAGCTGAGTTCACAATGCTTATTGATGAGGATGGTGTTGAAGTAAAAGAACATACTGAGTACGCAGACGAAACATTTAAAGAACATAAAGAGAACATTAAGGAACAAATAAATGCAGTAGGAGATCAAGTATCTGCTGATTTAATGGAACAACAATTAAAAGAAGTTCCTGTTCCTAAAATACATGATGTAGTTATTACTCGAACAGAAACATTTGGGCGAGTAAAGTTTGAAGCTATACCACCAGAAGAATTTTTAATTCAAAGACGTGCTAAAACTTTAGAAGATGCACACTTCTTATGTCATCGTACAACTAAAACTAGAAGTGAATTAGTTGAAATGGGATTTGATTATGATTTAGTTTATAGTTTAGCAGGAGAAACTACACAACGATATAACCAAGAAAAAAGTACAAGACATAGAAATATAGATGATGACTTTACTTCAGAAACTGGAGACAGCTCTACTGATGAGATTGCGATATGTGAATCATATATTAAAATAGATGAAGATGGTGACGGCATTGCAGAACTAAGAAAGATTACTTCATCAGGTGATGATAGCAATACTATTTTAGATGATGTTATTGTTGATAGCCAACCATTCTGTTCTATTACTCCTATCATGGTTCCACATAGATTCTATGGTAGATCAGTTTCAGAGTTAGTTGAGGACATTCAATTAATTAAGTCTACTGTTATGCGTCAGATACTAGACAATATGTATCTTACAAATAACAACAGAGTAGCTGTTATGGATGGTCAAGTTAATTTAGAAGATCTATTAACTAACCGACCGGGCGGAGTTGTAAGAACTAAAGCAGCTCCAGGACAAGTCATGATGCCAATGACTACTCAAACAATTAACACACAAGCTTTTCCATTACTTGAGTATTTAGATACTGTTAAAGAAAACAGAAGTGGTATTACTAAATACAATCAAGGTATGGATACTGATACCTTAAACAAAACTGCTTCAGGTATTAATACAATCTTATCTCAATCACAAATGAGAATAGAATTGATTGCAAGAATATTTGCAGAGACTGGTGTTAAAGATTTATTCAAGAAGATATTTGAATTAGTTGTTAAATATCAAGATAAAGAACGCATAATCAAGATTAGAAATAACTTCGTTCCAATGAATCCTATGGAGTGGAGAGATCGTTGTAATGTAACTATTCAAGTTGGATTAGGTACAGGATCAAGAGATCAACAACTTTCAATTCTTAATCAAATACTAAGACAACAAATAGAAGGAATTAAATTACAAGGTTCACCAGCTGGTCCTATTGTTAATATGACTAACATATATAATACACTAGCTAAGATTGTGGAGAACGCAGGACTCAAAGATGTTGATTCATTCTTTACTGATCCACAAACAGGTATGCAAAATATGCCACCACCACAACCTAAAGAACCAACAGAGTTTGAAAAAGTTTCACAGATTCAAACGCAACAAAAAGCAGCTGAAGCTCAGATGCAATATGAAAATAGAATGCGTGAGATTGAATTAAGATATCAAAAGATGATGTTAGACTTTGAAGCTAAGATTAAAGAATTAGAAATGAAATACGAAGCTGACATAGATGAGAAAGCTATTAAGCGTGAAGCTGTTAAGATGAAAGGTATTTCAGAATCTAATAAACAAATGCTTGACCAGGCAACTAAAAGTCTGTTACAACCAAACCAAGGTATGCCACCGCAACCAATGCCAAGGCAACCACAACCAAGTAGTGATACTTTTATAGAAATAGATGTCGGACCTACAAAAGGAACAAACAAGGGGCCAAAGAGCTAAAGATATTCTAGAGGATCCTCTTTATAAAGAGTCTATACAGACCTTAAAAGATGCATACTCTGAAGCGATATTTCAGACAGGGCCAAATGACGAACTAGCAAGGACAAAGATCTACCTTGCATTTCAGATTTTAGGTAAGTTTGAAAATCATTTCCGTTCCGTTATGGAAACAGGAATCCTTGCTGCAAAACAATTAGAAGAATTGCGCAAGAAAAAATAGCACCAACCGTTCAGGAGTGCTTTAAATTAACACCAACCAATAAAGGAGTGTATTATGGCTAATGAAGCTATGAGTGTCATTGACGCTGGTAAAACCATTGCTGGTCTTATGCAGAATCAAGGCAAACCTGAGGAAGCACCTGCTGAATCAGAACCAACTGAAGAAGTTGAACAACCAACAACCGAAGATTTACCTGTAGAGGAAACTGAGGAAGTTGATGTAGCGGAAGCTACAGATGAAGCTCAAGAAGATATTAATGAAAGTTCTGAGGAACCTACATATGAGGTCAAAGTTAGTGGCCGAACAATGGAGGTCACCCTAGATGAACTACTTCAGGGATACCAACGAGAAGCTGATTACACAAGAAGTAAACAAGATCTGTCCTTAGAGAAATCAAGGCTTGATCAAACACTTCAACAATCTCAAACTGAGATAAATCAAAAACTCGCTAAGTTGAATGAGTTGAATAATTCAGCACAATCACAACTACAAGCGGAGTATGCGAACATTGACTTTGAAAAACTGTATGAAGATGATCCTGTTGAGGCTAGTAAGCTTGAACATAAGATGAGAAAACGTGCAGAAAATTTACAAAGGATCCAGTATGAAACACAACAAGCTCAGAATGTTGAGTTACAAAAGTTCATACAAGGAGAGCAATCTAAAGTCATGTCATTAGTACCAGAGTTTAATGATCCTGGCAAAGCCAGTAAGTTAAAGTCTGATATGAAATCGTATCTAACTAATGTTGGATATAATGATCAAGAGATAAATACTATCTATGATTCACGACAAGTCTTATTAATTAGAGACGCTTTGGCATATGATAAAATTAGACGTGCTAATCCTAAAGTTAAAAAGAAAGTTCTTAATGCTCCTAAAGTTATGAGGTCTGGTACAACCAAGACTAATGCTGAACAAGTTGCTCGACTTAGAAACGAAAAACTTAATCGTCTTAAAAAGACTGGCAAAGTAGCTGACGCTGCTAAAGTCTTTAAAGACTTTCTTTAATAGGAGGCCTATATGGCACAACCAACAAACTTGTACGATACGTATGACACTACAGGTATTAGAGAAGATTTAGTTAATATTATTTATAATGTTAGTCCTGAAGATACTCCTATACTAAGTGCAATACCACGCGCGCAAGCAAAATCAACTAAGCATGAATGGCAATTAGACAGTCTTGCAACACCTGCAACTAACGCAGTTATTGAAGGTGATGAAGCAACTGTTGATGCTATGAGTGCAACAACAAGAGCTTTCAACTATTGTCAAATTTCTGACAAAGTGATCGCTGTTTCTGGTACTCAATCAGCTGTAGACGCAGCTGGTCGTGCAGATGAAATGGCATACCAAGTCGCTAAGAAATCACGAGAGTTGAAAAAAGACATGGAGTTCGATATTATCGAACCAAATGTTCAAGTTGCTGGTTCTGCAACTGCCGCTAGAGAGTTAGGATCTATTCCTACTTGGATTAAAACTAACGGTGATGCAGGAACAAGTGGTACACTTTCTACTGGTTCTGGTACTGACTTACCTGGTTCAGGTACAGACAGAGACCTAACAGAAGCAATTTTGAAAACAGTTATCAAAGAAGTTTACAACTCAGGTGGAGACATGGATATGTTAGTATGCCCACCAGCTGTGAAACAAGATATTTCTGGTTTCAATGCTAATACAACTCGTTTTGGTCCAGCAGAAAAGAAAACTGAATTTGCAGCTGTAGATGTATACAGCTCAGACTTTGGTGATCTTAAGATTGTACCTAATAGAGTAATGGCCACAACTGACGCAAAGGATGTATTCCTTATTCAGCGTGATATGCTGGCTGCTGCTTACTTAAGAGATTTCATGATTCAGGATCTATCAAAAACTGGTGACTCTGACAAGAAACAACTCTTAGTTGAGTACACATTGGAAGTACGAAATGAAGCCGCACACGGTATCATTTTAGATATTAACCAATAAGAATAATTAGGGGAGGTTTCGGCCTCCCCTTTTTTTAATATTATATTATGGCTAAGAATTGGATTCAAAAAGCAACTAAATCTATTAAAAAAAGAGGCACTAAAGGTGTATGTACTGGAACTAAGTTTGGTTCTAAGTCATGTCCACCTGGATCTAAGAGATATAATTTAGCTAAAACATTTAGAAAAATGGCAAGAAAAAGGAAAAACACATGAATAAATCTCCAACAACATTTAAAGTAGGCACTACACAAACTGTAGCTGTAGGTGC